ACCCTAAAGCGAAGGCGTTTGAGAAAGCCGAGGATCCAAAATACGCCGAGGAACACAATTTACCCGTAGATTACCCGTACTATTTTCTGAACAAGTTTTTGAACCCCGTGTGTGATTTGATAGAACCCCTCTTTGACGATCCTAAGGAAGAAATATTCGGGGAACTAATAACGCGAGCTAAACCAAACAGAAGAAAGAAACTTATAGACGATCCTAACCAAAGAAAGATAAGTGATTTCTTTACGAAAAAAGGTTAAAAGGTAGCTTTTATTGTACTATATGATGGAATATAAATTGTATAGTGAAAACGTTCGTTACAGAATATCCGAAGTTACTTTACAAATTATAGAGGAACTAAAACAAAATATACCGAGACTTAACAGACCCGATACGTTTTACGATTTAAATGTTTACACTAACGTAGATAAACCTAAATCCTACGATGAAATATTCGAAAATAAAACGCTTCGTACAGAAATAGAGAAAAAAAGCGATAAGTTTTTAAGAAAAGAAATTGCACCTCTTTTAGCGAGGTGTTCTAACATGAGACTTGAAGGTAGAATTGAACCATATTTCTATAATATTTATTCTCAAAGAAATTATTGTAGATGTTCTCGTTTAGATAAGAATAAAAAACGTCATTTTTTGTGTTTTATGTCAGAACAACGTAGAGGTTTGTGTAAGATGTGTTATGAAATGGGACGAACTATTCCTAAAACAAAAATCCCGGTGTTACCACCACCGGTAAAAACGGGTGATTATGATAAAAAGTTAGAGGGTCAAGATGCTTTAGTTTCCATTAATATTACTTAAAAAAATGAGTCGTGTTTAGTTTAAGATGAATAAATCAGACATACTATTAAGTTCCATAGATACATTTTATAAAGTGCCTGAAAATAGAAAAATTCTTAGTCAGATACTAAACAAATCGGGTGGTATTTCCTTGCGTAATTTGGAGTGGTTTATTACCAATTATTCTAAAAAAACGAATTTATCTTACAAAACGGGTGACGGTAAAATGTTTAGTGTTCACTGTGCATACAAATCGAGTTTGGATGGGTACAGTAAAAAATTATTCGATCCTTTTTGTAGATCATCTAAAATAAGTTATACGATACCAGGGACAAATGATGAAATTCATACAACGGTAGCACAATTGAATTTTATCAGATGGTGTATAAAAAATAACATTATAAATTACATAAAAGAAAATAAGACCGAATTGTTTAGTAAGCGCGAGTCATGAACCCGTTTTCGAATTCAAAAGTTTGGTAACCGACGTAGTATAAATGTAAATTATAATTACTCGTAAGTCCTTCTTTCATCTTCACTTCTAAGACGGTTCTGTTAGACTGTAACTGACTAAAATCCAGGCTTCCCGATGGTTCCACATTAATCGGATTCATCGAGAAAGCGTACGTGTATATGTTTCTTAAAGGTCGTGATAAACGACTCGAAAAGGGTACGACGTATTTAAAATATTTGTGATCGCTATCTTGAATGTTTGGTATATCCTGGCCATTTACATATATCTTAGCGGACGTCATGGGTGGATTAAAAAACTCGTTTGTTATTGAGTATTCTACGTTCGAAGAAAAGTTATACCTATTAGCGAAGACGTTAGCGAGAAGTGTAGTTCCACCTTCATATGTACTTTCATTTTCAAAAGCCTTTTGTCTGAAAAACCAATTGAGTGTTTTAACGGGTGTGTTCGGTACAAGTTCTAACTTACTTTCTAAAATACCAGCTTCTATTTCAAGTGTAGGGTGTTTTTGAACTATATCCGTTATAAACCTCTGTTTAGTATTCGAAAAATAATTACGTTCGCTTGGATCGAGTGTTATTTCTTCAGTTATGACGTCGAAACTTTCGAGTGAAAATGAACTCGATGTATCCGTAAAAAACGTTTTAGGGAAAAACTCAAACTCGAATATTATTTTTTGTTTGTGTATGGCACACGTAGGAAAGTAAGGACGGTTTGGTTTGTTTGTTTCGTATTCATCACTTTCGTATTTTCTAGAAAAAAATAAGTGGATTGGTATTAAAACGTTTGATTCACTTTGGCTTAAAAACTGATTACCGGCGAGTAAAGACGTATCTTCTGCTAAGTTTCTGTTTATGGTGTACCTTTTAGTTCTCTTTTCAGATTCGTCGAGATACAGTTCGTCGTATATTATTCCCCAATCGGCATGATATTTTTCAACTACAAGTTCGTCTACACGCATGGTTACAGACTTTATGAGATGACGACCTATTTGATCAGCAAAATTTTCGTTTACAGATAACCCGGGTAATTTAATCGAAACGTACATGTTAGAAAGAAGATCACCCATATTTCTAGGATTTAGCGTGACTTTTACAGTTTCGCCAAATGGCCAGTTCGTGTTTATGGCTTGATCACTAGGCCTGTTGACGTTAAAGTTTCTGTGAAATTTTGTAAAGTTTGAATGTCTTTTTGGTATGTATTTATATAAAGAAAAATCTGGGTCGCTTTCTAAAAGGTACGTGTCTTGTTTACCTATCGCATTTAAAGAAATTTTAGAACCCGTGTTTGGACCAGTGTTTATATCACACATAATACTACTTATTACTAACAATTTTTTAAATCTCGTTTAACGAACGATTTTAAATTGTCGTACCAAAAACAAATTTCTTTACTGGTTAAAGATAAAGGTATACTTTGTATGTGTTTTATAAGACCAGTTTCCTGTTTGCGTAACGCTGATATACTTGGTTTTTTTGTACGTACAAAACATGAATAACAGACGCGTTTTATTTTAGTACCAAAAAATTTATAAAAAGAATCATTATTACACACAAAAATTGGGTTTATTTTTCTATACTTTCTTATCGCCTGTCTTATATCACGGTTTTCAGATTTTATATATGGTTTTAACGGGTTATTACAAATCGTACAAAATCCTTTGCACTTAAGATACATAAAAGATTTACATACTATTTTTTTATGTATTATAATCAGGTAACACACCCAGATGGTACAATATGTTTAGGTATAAATACAGAAGAACAAATGCCTGAACCGTTTGACATAGAACAAGCGAATGTAGAAAGAGAAGATGATGAAGTACATGAAGTGTTTACTAACTACATGTCACACGTTCACGAGTGTTTCTTTTTGGTTACCTTAATTTCTTTTATTTTTATACAAAACGTAATAAACCTTATAAATACCATACTTTCTTTTATTTGTGTGATTGGTGTGTATTCGAATGCTAAATATTTGGTACTTATACACGCGATGTGTATGATGTGTTTAATAATAATATGCGTGGTTATTAATTTGTTTGGATATTTATTTTACTACTTTCCATACTTAATAATAAATGTGTGTTCATTAGCAACCTTAGTCGAGGTAACTTAAAATGTAAATCAAGAAAACTAAAATGGAATATTCTCAAAAAGATCTCGATATCGCAAAACGCATATATAGCATAAAAGATGAAAAGTGTGAAAGATTCGCAAGAAGTATTCACAAATTAAGAGAATCTAGGAAAAGGTATGACGACCAAAGAGATAAAAAAAGAATTATCTTTTTAAAGGAGGTACCTGAACAGATGATTCAAAATAGACACGCTTTTAATGTATGTCAGGCGACTACAATGAGTGGGAAAAGGTGTAATTTCAAGGCATCGTGTGGAAACTTTTGTAAGAAGCATTCACACGGTACAAAAAATTTAGATATTAGTGTATTAGGTACTAAACCAGTTTTAAAAAATATTATGTTATAATAAATGTTAAATCAAGAAACACTCAGACCCGTAATAATCGCCATGGCGCTTTACTTAGCTATTTCGCAAATAGTACCAGAACTCTTAAAAAAACCCACGAACATTAAATTTGTAGATGATATTGTTGCCATGCTCATCGCACAAAAAGGTTCGTTAACTTCGGGTGTTATTCTCACCGGTATCATTGTTTTCATTACCAATTACATTAACGATGAATTCCTGTAAAACATTTTCTTTACAGGTTAACATGTGAGTTTTTGGGTGTTCCATGTATCGTATTTTTTTAGTATAGGCATCTTCCATGAACTCCAAGAGTTGTTCATAGTTTGGTTTTCCCCATTGCATACCCGCTTTGAAAAGAAAATCATCCCTCGGTATTTCTTGAAGTTCACATTTTATCTTATAAGGTGTTCTAATGTATTCCGTAGCACCCCCGTATTCCGGTACTATGACTGGTTTGTTTCTCAGCGCGGCTTCGACTGCACCCATACCAATACCTTCAGAAGACGAGAAACTTACGTAACAATCACCTAGTGCGTGTATTTTTTCCATATCCTCGTCACTTATCAGACCGTTTATGATTTCGACGTTTGGTATATTTATATTAACTGGCTGTTTACACGTTGCTTTTACTAAAAGTCTTGAATCTGGTTTATTCAGGCGAATAAACGCTTCCAAAATTTTGTTAAAGTTCTTTCTAGGATCATAAACATTTCCTATATGGTAAAACGTGTATATTTTTTTAGGTGGTACGTGAGCGTGTACAACAAAGAATTCCTTATCAGGAAACTGTTTCTTAAAAACTTTTCTACAGAATTCACTCGGTACAGCAATTCTATCGAATAAATCGAAAAGTTTACCGTAATCTTCGTGTACCGTTTCTGTTTCGCATATTGTCATACACGTGACGTGTTTAATTTTTCTTTTTATTTCTGGTATTTTATCTAACCAATACTGTACTGGTAAAGCAAATATAAACGCTCTATCACATTCTGGAATTTCCTCTTGAATTTCCAAATATTTACTATCAGGAAAAAGGTCGAGGTATTTGTGTGTGAGTTGACCTATGCCACTGAGAAGAGTTGGGCCGATGAATAACATTTAGTATAAAGATAATCTTTCTTTTATATATATTACGCGATGGACTCTGTTAGAGAACAAATTACACAAGAACTTGCACGATCTAAGGTTCGTGGCGATAGACTTTACAGTATATTGAAACAAATCGTTGATCACATTGAACCACCAAAGGAACCAGCTCCAGCTCCAGCTCCAGCTCCAGCTCCAGCTCCAGAACCAACTCCAGCTCCAGAACCAACTCCAGCTCCAGCTCCAGAACCAGCT